ATCTGTCTCATCATCTCCCGTTAGCGTTGTGAATAAACCCAGACCCCGAAGGGTTTCGCCGTTCCCGGCTCGTCAGTGGGCCTAAACGCAAGCAGCCTTGTTTGCTTCGTCCCAGGCTAGGTAGGCGTCGAAAGCGTCCTTGGCGTAGTGGTGAGCGTAAGTGCCCTTGACGCTAGATTGGATGAGCCTAGCACCCATGCAAGCCTCGGCGTCGTCGAATGCGAAAGCAAACTTCTGGATCTGCTTTTTGCCGCTGGTCTTTTCGATCGTTACTTGGCAATTGAGGAAGTTGCCCTTGAAGGTCGCTTCGATGATTGCTCGCTTGGTTTTGATCGCTGCGATCAGGCTGGTTTGCATTTGGCTCATCTGTCATCATTCCCGGTTTGCGTTTGCGTCGTTCGCGGTGTGCGTCCGACTGATGCAATAAGATTATCGAGTTGTTCGACAGGATTCAATAGGGAATCCCAAAATCTTAGCAAGATTTCCCGAAAAGATGCGTTTCGCCAAGGAAAACACAGGGAAAAGATTTTTAGGATTTTGCTTCGGAGCTAGGCTATTCGACCAAATCCACGCGCCAAAAGTAGTCTAGTGAGGTCCGTTGCCGCTTCGTCAATCGCTTCTTCGGATAGGTCTGGGTAGGATGCGTGGAGGCCCTCGTGGATCGTTGTGTCGAGCTCCTCGAATTCAGTCAGCCCGTCTTTTATTCCGATCGTCATCGGCTTGCCCCGTTCCCCTTCTCGATCGCAAAATCCGAATTCGCCGTCTGGAACCTCTGAGACGATCGACCAAGTTTCTTTGCGGATAACTGCTCGCATTATTTCGCCCTCAACGCATCGACCATTACCCTTTGGCCTTCGTTGCTCCAGGTAAATTTTAACCATGCCGAACCAAGCGACTTTGGCCCGAGCATCTTTTCAACTTCCCAGCCGTGATCGCCATCGCCCCAAGCGTCTTTGTACCCTGGGGCTCTGACGTGTAGCTGTTCATCATGCGAAATTATGCCTCGGCTGGATATTCGCATTCTCGGAATCGTCACGGCCCATTCGTCGTGAGTGTGTCCAGTCAGGACGATATCCGCGTCGGGCTGAAAAACTGCTAGGCGATTCGTTTGAATCACACCCCGCGTCACCGGTCCGCCGCCACCGGTCCCGTGGAAGTGGTAGAGCGTCTTGGAGTCCTTGATTGCTCGCTTGTCGCCCCGTTGATTGGAGTCGCTGAACCGGAATAGAACGTAGCCACCATAGCCGCTGGACTCGACGCTAGACCCCTGTGCCCGCATCCTAGAGGCTAGTCGGTCGGTTAGATCCGTCTCGTGGGCCTTGGTGATCGCCGTTTCGTGATTGCCCTTTCCGAGTACCGCGAAGTGTGATCCGTAGGGGCGGTAGAAATCCGCTGCCGTCTCGACCAACAGGTCGAAGTAGTTGGACCCTCGATGCTCTTCCCTGAGTGCGTTCTTGTCGCTTCGCTTGTCCCATCGCCCTTGCATCGCGCAAAACAGGTCCCCGTTGTCGATGATCGGAGCGTCGTACTCTAGGGCCTCATCGAGGTGCCTTCGCTCCATGTCTTGCTTGCATTTCGGGTTGTCGTGGTGAACATCCGAGCGAAGCAAGACCCATTGCTCCCAGTCTCTATTGCGGGTTAGGTCGATCGTTATTTCATGGACGTTCCGACTCAGTTTCTTGCATGTCCAGCCCATCGGGTTTTCTCCAAATCGATAGAGCCTCATCAATGGTCAGCTCGGGCTTGCCGAGCTTGCGATTAACCGCGTTATGCAATGCGACGCCCCAAGCAAAGAACGCTTCGGGGGTGCTGAAATCGGGGGGGTTGGCTGCTTTGTGGCCTTGATAGAACTGACGACAAGCGCACCCGTAATGAGGGATGGTCTTTTCCCATTCGCTAAGGCCCGCAGCATCGACGATAGAGCCGTTGTGTAGACCGATCCAAGGGTTGGCTCGTATTGTGTAGATAGGCTGTCTGATCGTCTTGCGTACCGCTTGCGGGGGCCTCGTGTCTTTTGTTGATCGAAGCTCAAAGCCTTCCCATGTGTCGCGGGGCAGCATTAGGAGAACTCCATGATAACGGTAGGGACTGAGACGCAAGCAGTCCCAACCGAATAATCAGTCCTAACCGCCGTGCATTCGTAGTTCTCGATTTTGAGCCCGCAAAATTCAGCTTCAAGGTAGCTGCAAGTCAATTCAATCACGAAACCCGAATCCTCTAATTCGCAGCAATCCCCGGTAAGACATAACCCAGGCGCAGGAGGGTCTTCTCCGCCGTCGCAATATGGGCCCCTGAACCCTCTTAGGTCCGATGGGTCTAGCTGAGCCCAGTCGGTAACGTGCGTGCCGCAAAGGTTGGGTAATAGATCAAAGCCAGCACCAACGTCTTGGCATCGCGCAGTGATTAGGGTTTCTGTCCCTGGTATCGGCAATTCTATTTCGGCGTAGCAGTTCGGATTGCTTCCTGCCCCAAGAACATAAACCTGAGTATCGTAAACGCTGGGCTCTTGGTATCCATTTACCTCGACTTCGCAACATCCTAGCCCGCTCTCTTCGTCGCCGCAAAGAGCCCCCATAGGCGACGCCAAAGACCCCTCTTGGTTCATGTCGCCGCATGGGTTAAGGCTGAACGGCCACGGGGCAACCGCGCCGGGGCAACTACCGCTGACAGCAAGACCGCAACTCGATTGAACTATCGTGCAATTTGTCTTTCCGCTGCAACAATCAAAAGTATCGTCGTCGCTATTGCCGATCGAAACCGCATCGCCGATTTCCGGTAGTTCGTCGTAGAACTTGATCCGCGAGACTATGTACGTTGACCCAAACACGTTCGGTCCAACCTCTTCGGTAATGCCGTCGTATGGGCAATCGTCGCTAAGTGTTCCGCTCTCTTCGTTCCAAGAATGGGTAACCGAACAATCGCCGTCTTGAAACAATCCCGTGCAAGCAAAATCCGCGTTGCGGTAGTAGTTTGGTAGCGAAATAGCCTCTCGGAAATTGTACTCGTAGGTCACCGCGATATAGGGCTTGCAAACCGGAGATGCGTCGCCGTCGCATTGGATTTTGGCCTTGCCTACTGTGACAACGATCGAGACAAGTTGCGTATCGCGAAGATAGAAGATTTTCGCCGTTGCTGTAACGTCAACCGATCGCTGTTGAACCGGGGTGCAAGGGCAATCGAATTCATCAACGCTTTCATATTCGCCGGGGGGGTTGTATGAAATCTGCTGTCGGTAGTAAATCGCATCGAAGGAAAAATCAGCCGTCTGCTTGGCATAAAGATTGCAAGTTGCATTTGTTAGAGGCTGGCAATCGTACTCAAACGTAGCCCGCCAGCAGCATCCATCCTGAACGAAGTTTTCGGTCTTTGGCGTCGGTTCGCCCGGCCCGCAGTCGTCTAGCGGGCTGTTGATTGTGACGCTCGTATAGGGCATGTCAGCCGCATCAAGGCAACAATCGCAAGCACATTTCCCGAAGCACCCCATTTAGCAAACCTCCACTGCGACCCACTTGGCGTCGACCGGAAATATCATCACCGTTGCATTCGCACTGATCGCCGCCGACGTTGCCGCCCATGCCGTGTAGGTCACGCTACCCGCTGTCCAGTTACCGCTAGCCGGTTGCTTGGCTGTCACCGTCCCGCTGCTATTACCTGCGATCCCTGAGCCGCCTGCAACGGCTAGCAAAGGCGTTTCGCAAGCAATCACTCGGACGCAATTCTCTACTAGATCGTCATCGCCGATATAGGTAAACAAAGGCCCTTTGGATAGCTCAAACGATGAAGCGATCGGACCGAATCGAGTCCCGACCGAATACGTTCCACCGTCGCTAATCGCTCGATAGATAGGCCCCCATTGAGCCGTACCGAGCCCGTTGGCTTCAACCTCTGTTGGGCCATTGAGCAAGAACGGACCCATTACGGAAGCGGTGTAGTCGATTGGGCGATCGACTAGGATGTAGTTCCGACCGGCTAGCTCTTCCGTTCCGACCATCTGGACGCAACCGTAGGCAGGGATGATCTCGGACGATACCGACTTAAAATAGATCGGACTCGGAGCATTGCCCCGCTCTGTGGCCGTATTGTCGGCGGACCCGCGCTCGAAAGCCTTAGCGGCTTTCCAGACTCGATCCGCCTCTGACGGCGTGAAGTATCCGATCTCAATTGCCATCGACTAGCCCCTAGTATCGCAAAGCAGAGCCACTTCATAGATAGCCGGGGTCACCGCCGTTGCCGTTGCCGAATCGACGCAAGCAATGGTTAGCCGAACTTCGAGCAAATCCCCTGGGTCGATAGAGCCGCTAGACAACGTGAAGTTGTAGTTGGCCGCCGTCAGGCTGTTCATGCTCTGTGCTGCCGTTGCTACTAGGTCGCTCGTGAGCGTTCCATCGTTGGCAATGTAAGCCGTTGCGTCGATGGTGCAAGTGCCATCGGAAAGCGTCGTTTCCATCTTGGCCCGGACCCTCAATTGTACTGTCTGACCGTCATCGTAGTTCGGAGGGACTGGCACGGAAAAATAGATATGACGGGTTGTCGTTGCTGCCTTGCAATCGCCCGCCGTGATCTTATTGACGCCTGAGCCCCAAGTGCCTGTGACTAGCCCTAGGTCATCGTTAGCCGCTGCCGAGACCGGGTTAGTTGCGATCGCATCCCAGACGCGAAACGCATCAATCGGAACATGGTATTCAGCCAATACCCGCTGCTCCATTTTGCTTGCTTCGATGTTGGCGTTTGCCGCGATGTCGACGTTTGAAATTCCGCCGTCTGGTAGCGTGATCTGAACATTAGTTAGCGTTGCCATTAAATAAGCCCCAATGCGTTGTAGGGAAGGGAATCGTAAAGTTTGAATTCTAGCCAATGGGCAATCTGCTCTTCGCCCTCTGCCGCCTCAGGAATGCGGAACCCTCTAGCGTCTAGTAGCACTTCTTTCGTTACTGGCTCTTTGTTGTCATCGACGGCCCGGACGATAGCTGTGCCCGCCCCAGGTCCGGACAGTTCTATCCGCTCGTTGTACCCCTTGTGCATAACTCGCTTGTACCAAGCCTTTTCGGGAGTAGTTCGATACGGGAATCGGAATCGAACCTGTCCGGTCACTTCCCAGTAGGCTAGCTCTTTCGTGACTACGTTCGAGGCTGATAGCTTTACTAGCTTAGCTGTCCCCGGAGGCCACCCAAGGAAGAGGTCGCTGTTGACCGATCGCCTGTAGCGTGCCTGAACGTAGGGATTGAAAAGCAATAGGTTTCGCTTGATCGTAACCGTCTGATCTGGTATCAAAGCCGCAACGCCGGTAATTGCTTCGCCGTTCTTCGTTTGAATCGGCCTGCCGTCGAAGTCCTCATCCGTTTCCTCTTCAGTCTCTACGTCGTCCCAATCGATTCGCGGTGGTGCGAATAGCGGATTGTCGTAGGTTTCATCTTCCTTCAGAGCTAGCTCGCCGCTGTAATCCACGGTAGCCATCCAGAATATCGGCCCGACTTGCGTTAGGCTTGTCCCTTCGGCGTAGATAAACGGGAAGTCGCTGCTAAACGAATCGCCGGGAGAAGGGAGCCGCTCATCGAAAAACAAATCCGCTTCGGTCGATTCGGGCTTGGTGACAACCTGAAACACCTTTTGAAACTTCGCGTTTGTCTTGCGAAAGTTGTCGCTCGTTGTGATCGAATACGCCGGAGCCGACCACATTAAGGTTACTTCGAGAATGTTGGGTCTGAGTGCCATTTACGCTCTGGTCCCTTCGAGTATGAGCCGCTGGCCTTGGGTCTTTTCTACCGCGTCTTTTAGCTTGTCGATCGCTGCATTCATTAGCTTGCTTTGCTCGGCGGTTACTTGCGTGTTTTGCTCGATCTTCTTTTGCGAATCCTCTTTGGGCCCTCGAATCATTAACCGCGATTCGGTAGCCTGCAATGCCGCTGCCGGTTGAACCTTCTGCCCCGCTGCTTTCGTGCTTGCGTCCATCGCCGCTTGAGCCGCTGCAATCGCCTCGGCGGATTCTTTGTCCATGCCCTGTTGAGTCAATCGGAATGCGTGCGCCGCCTGTTGGCCTTGCTCCATCGCAACCTTTTGTTCTTCGAGTCTTTGCAGTTCCGACTTGGCTAGGTTTTCAACTTGGGTCAGTCTGCTTTCCTCGGCTTGCCTTGCCTTGTCTTTAGCGGCTTGCAATTCTTTTTCTTTGGCAATCATGCCGTCCATCATTAGGATCGCCTTGATGTCGGCATCCCCGATACCCTGGTCCCTGAGTTGAGCCGCCCTAGCCGCGTCTCGACCCTTGGTCAGTTCGTCGTACTGGAAGCCCAATTGCTTGAGCGTGCTCATTCCTGCATTGAAGCTCTGAGCCGCTTTAGCCGCTGCTGCATCCTCTGCCGCTTGTTGGTTCTTGATCGTTTGAACCAGTTGGGCCCTAGCCCCGAATTGCTTGGAGACGGTTTGCAATTGCTCTTGGAGGCTTGCGTGAATATCTGCCTGCGCGTTAGCCTGTTGCTGTAGCTGGTTGCGGATCTCCGTCTGATCGCCAAACGGGTCTGGAATCATCGACGCATCCATCTCATCGACCTGGGCCTGGTAGAAGTTCATCGACTCAATCGAGTTGTTTATGCCCTTCTCGATCGAGCGAAACAAATCTACCGCCGCTTGCTGCTTGGCCTCGGGGTCGCGAATTAATTGGATGTCTTCGAGTTGTTCGCTAAACTTTTGGTTTCCCGCTGCGACAAGTGCCGCCGCGTAGGCATCCGCTTCTGCCTTTGCTTCGCTGAAAGCCTTCTCGGAGTCTCGAACCCCGAAGATCATTTCGCCGATCGACTGACCCAACTTGAAACTCATCGTTGTGACAAGCAAAGTCAATCCCGCCTGGAATGCCATAGCACCCGCGCCGCCGACCTTCATCATTTCGGAGAATTGACCCATCTTCTCGGTGATCGCCGCGACTCCGCCCGCCGCCGATTGCAACTGCGAGCCGCCTAGCTGCCCGGCTAGCACGCCAAAGAATTCAACCGATGCCTTGGCCTTCTGTCCGGTTTCCTTGACACCCTTTACCGATTGCTCGATGTTCTTAGATGCCGACGCGACTTGCATCGAGGCTTTGTCTTCGGCCTCTATGAGGATCTTGATTGATTCGCTAGCCATTGCTCTCGATCCTTAAAAGGTTTTCTTCGTGCTTGAGTCTAGCCGCCGCATCAAGGAACCATGCCGCTTGGTCGAGCGATCCGCCTTGCACTGGGGGTAAACCCCGCTCGTACAAGTCGCAAAGCCCGACTAGATCGACAACCGGCTTGCAAAATTGATTCGGGCATCCGCTCAGTCTCCATTGGCCTTGGTTGCACTGATCGCACCCGGCGCCCTGGCATATCGGGCATTCGATTTCGATTGGCTCTAGGTCGGTCCCTAGATCCTTGCACCCCTTGTCGCTGCATCGCTTGCAGAGCTTGCCCTGCCGAATCAATGCCGCGACGCGTATCATTTTTTTTCGTCGCCACTCATCCTTTGATTGTGCCCGATCTTCCGTAGAAGTTCTCGGATTTCCTCAAAGGTCAAAGCGTCTTCGATTGCTTCCTTGCCGAACGGTCCGCCCATGTTTCGCCATCCTTCGAGACTGTCGAAAAGACAATCTCTCGACCGATCAAAAACATCGTCAACCGTCACCCCATCGGCAAAAATCAAGTCGATAACAGCAAGGATCTTTCGTTGCCCTCGCATCGATTGCGCCTTGGCGGTAAATGTTGGCCTTGTCGCTGTTGGCTTGTCCTCATCGGACTTTAGCCAAACATCGAACGTGGCCCCTGGCTCAAGTAGGATCGGCATATTAGGTTGCTGCTGTGAAGGTAATAGAGCATTCGGTATCGATCGTCGAGCCGTCGCGATTGCATCCCCATTCGATTTCATCAACGACAAGGTTTTCCCGGTCGGCTTCGCTGATCGATTGGATCTGTGCTTTCGGAGCCGCGATCGTGATCGCACTGTTCGTCGGTCCATCGAGCGAGAAGGTCAACGCGTGCTCGCTCATGTCGAGAAGTTTGCCGTATCGGTCCTGGGTTGCTACGGTCTTTGCTTCGGGGTTGCCCGTGATCTTGACCATGCGATTGGTGATAATCCCCGCGCCGAACCCTGCCGCGCTAGCC